AAGGCCGACCTGTTCTGCCCGTCGTTGCCCGACCTCGAGCTGCACGTCGAGGTGAAGCACATGATGGGCTCGTACCGACGGCTGATCAACGCAGCGCAGAACCACGGGCTCACGCTGACCAAGGACGACATCTACGTCGCCGAGGCACAGCTGCTGCCGATCATCCTGCAGGGGAAGGTCTCGCCGTCATGGGACAGGGACCAGCCGGCAAAGCACAGGCACATGAGGTCGATCATCGACAAGGCCGTGCAGGACGCGGAAGGAAAGGTCGCCATGGTGCTGTTCCGCGAGGACCGATCCCCCTGGTGCGCAGCATGGAGGTACGAGGACGACGATCGGTTGATCGCCGTGCTCGGTCCGTTGGTGAAAGGCAAGCACAATGCGCAGTGAGCCGACCAACAAGTGGGCCAGCAAGCCGGAGCGCAAGCGCAGCGCGCATACGGGGAAGCACAGCAACGCCATGCGGAAGCTGTCGCGTGACATGAGGGCGAACCATCCCATGTGCGAAGTGTGCGAGGTTCGGCCGAGCACCGAGGTCCACCACAAGCGCAAGTGGTCGGAGAGCGTCGAGGGCCGTCTTGACCCGAGGAATCTCGTCGCAGTGTGCCGTGACTGCCATGAGCTGATCGAGAAGGCCAATGGCTGGCAAGGATGATCCCCCCGGCAAGGCCCCCCGGGGGCCAAGTCGCGGCAACAACCGCCGGGCGCAACCGTCACGCAAAACCACCGACAGAGCGTCCAGGAAGCGCCCGGCGACCGGGCTGGACATCGCAGACGCCTACGCCACGGCCGTCCTGGACGGCACACAGCCGGCAAACAGGCGGCTGAAGGTGCTGTGCGGGCAGTACCGGGCGCAACGGGAGCGCGGTGGCCCGTGGGACGCCGACCGGCTGGACCGGCTGGTCGCCTACGCCAGGGACCGCTTCGGCTGGGAGCTAATGCCGTGGGCGGTCATGGCGTTCGCCCTGATGGTCGCCTGGCGTGACGAGGTGGGCGACCCGGCGGTCCGGGTCATGGTCATCCAGGTCGCCCGCGGAGCAGGAAAGACGAGCATGGCGTCGATCCTCGCCGCCTGGACGGTCGAGGAGGCCGCTCGCGCCGGCCGGAAGAACTGCGAGGTTGTGGTTCTTGCGACGCAGATGGAGAAGGCGGCGCTCGTTCAGAAGCTCATCAAGGACACGTTCGGCGCCGACGATCCCGACTGGGAGTTCTACGGCGGCAACATGAGCACGGTCGGTGCCCTCTGCGTACACCCCGGAGGGTCGATCAAGTGCCGGCCGTCCACGGTCAAGAACGCGGACGGCATCACGCCGCAGCTTTTGATCTGCGACGAGGCAGCGCGCATGGACGAGACGTTCAGCCGGGCGCTCTCGAGCATGAGCAAGGTCCGAGGGTCGCAGATGCTGGTGGTCACGACGCCCGACGCCGAGCAGTTTCAGAACCCCTACGGCAGCATCATCCGGCAGCTCGAGAAGGCGTACGACGCCGGGGAGCGTCCCACGGACGGCCTGTGCGGGATGATCTTCGGGATCGACCAGGGCGATGCCCCCGATGACCCGGCCGCGTGGGCCAAGGCGCACCCGGGGCTTGGGGTGCACACGACGGTCGCGCAGTACGAGTTTCAGAAGCGCACCCTGCTCGACAGCGGCAACCCGCGTGACCGCGAGGAGTTCTTCACCCAGCAGCTTGCCACGTTCACCGACGACCTCGCCGGCGCGTTCCCGCTGGCCCTGCTCGACGCGTGTGTCGGGGATTGGGACCTGGGCGCGGTGCGCGGACTTCCGGGGGTCATCGGGGTCGATTTCAGCCAGGGCGGCTGGGCGTCAGGCAGCCAGTGCGACCTGACCAGCCTGAACCTGTCCGTATGGGACGGGCAGAAAGTGATCTCGCGCAGCTGGCACTACTGGGCCGGCAACGACATCGCGAGCGACGAGCAGCGCAGCCACCAACCTCTGCGGGAATGGCGGGACTCCGGCCGGCTGACGGTGTTTGGGAACACCGTGGACTACTCGGTCCTCGAGCGGCAGATCGAGGCCATTGCCAAGGCGGTGGAGCTAAAGCATTTCGTGGCCGACCCAGCCGGCAAGGCGTCAGCCTGGTGCGAGTCGATGGAGCGCAAGCACGGCTGGCCGTGGAGCAGGGCGCCGCAGAACGTGGTTTTCATGGGGTCCGCCTGGGCGATATGGGCGGACATGGTCCGTGGCAAGAGGATCCAGTTCGCCACGGACCCGGTCCTGCGGATGAACCTCGCCCACTGCCGGCTGCGGCCCGGCGACACGGGCCTGCACGTTCCGAGCAAGGGCCGGTCGGCCAGCAACATCGACGCCGTGACGGCGTGTTGCATGGCCGTGAAGGTCATGCACGACCGGGAGATGCTGGTGGACTCGATGTACTCGGCGGACGCCTCCCGGATCGCGTTCTAGGTTTAGCCCGGGATTCTGCAAATCTGCTTGCAATCGCTGCCGCGATTCGATCAAGTTCGCCCAATGGCGTTTTGGTCCCGCATCTTCAAGCGCGCGACTCCCAACATCTCTTGGGAGACACCGCTGAACTACGTCGCGAGCTCCATCGTGGGGCTCCCGGCCGTCCAGCGGTGCATCAACCAAATCGCCTCGGACCTCGCGCGCGTTCCCGTCCACGTCCACGACCGCGAGGGGAACCCGGTCGAAGGATCCACCGTCGAGGAGCTGCTGACCGGGAACGCGTGGGGCGACGCGCTCACGGGAACGGACCTCCGCCGGTGGATGGTGGCCGAAGCGCTCACCACGGGGAACGCGTTCGCGATCATCGAGATCGACGGGCAGGGGAACCCGATCTCGCTGCAGCCGATCTCCACCGGGGACGTGTCGCTGCAGGAGGAGACGAACGGGACGCTCCGGTGGGAGTACAAGGGCGTCCCGTTCGACTACGGCATGGTGCTGCACTGGAAGGCGCTGCCGACCGCCGGCAACCCCTACTGGGGAACCTCGCCGCTTTCGGCCGCCTCCACGAGCCTCGCCGCCCTGGCGTACCTCGAGACCGTGTTCTACGCGTCTGCGCCGACGGGGCTCGTCGGGAAGGTCGCATTCAGCCACCCCGGCGCCCTGCAGCCGGCCGTGCGCGACGCCATGCGGACGGCGTACATGACCCAGCACGGCGCTGCCGCCAACAGCGCCACACCGATTTTCGTGGGCGAGGGGATGAAGGTCGAGCAGCTCGCGCAGTCGATGGCGAAGGACGTGGCGGCCGCCCGCGCCGCAGGGGTCAAGGAGGTCGCGGCGCTGTTCGGCGTCCCGGCCGCCATGCTCGACATGAGCGACGCGCGGACGCAGCCCGAGATCGCGCAGCTGTACAGCAACGCGCTCTCGGCGTGGTCCGCCAACTGGGCCGCCGAGCTGACCTCGAAGCTCGCGGCGCCCGGCACGGCGGTCTCGTTCGACTTCAGCCCGATCACCCAGGGCGATTTCCGAACCGCCGGCCGAGCGTATGCACAGCTCCTCCAGGTGGGCGCGCTCGCGCCCAACGACGTGCGGAAGCGCATGGGCTTCGCGCCGTGGCCGGGCCTGGACGAGCCGAAGCCGGTGATCAGCGGCGTGACGCCGCAGCAGGACTCCCAGCAGGAGGAGCAGCCCGATGCGTGAGATCCGCGCGCAGCTGACGGGTTCCGACGGCGGCAAGGTCAAGGGCTACGCCGCCGTGTTCAACACGTGGAGCCTGCCGATTTCCGAGCGCGGGCGCACGTTCCGCGAGAAGATCGCGCCCGGCGCCCTGAAGCCGGAGGGGAACGTGTCCCTCTGGTGGATGCACGACCACACCGACCCGCTCGCCAACACGCGCAGCGGGACGCTCACCATCACCGAGGACGAGAAGGGGATCGCGTTCGAGGCAGACCTCGGCACGACCCAGCGAGCGGACGAGATCCGCGACCTCGTCAAGCGCGGGGTGGTGAGCCAAATGAGCATTGGCTTCGTTGTCGAGGCCGACACTTGGGAGGGTGCGTCCTCCCGAACGGTCACCCGTGCGCGTCTGCACGAGGTGTCGCTGGTTGAGAACGCCGCATACGGGGCCGCGACCTTCGCGGAGGTCCGCGGCAACAAGGAGCAGGGTATGAGCATCAAGGAGAACCGTGCGCGCGTTGCCGAGCTTCGCGCCGAGTATGACGCCGCCACCGAGGATCGCCAGCTCGAGATCCTCGCCGAGATCGAGCCGCTCGAGGCCGCCATCCGCAGCGCCAAGGAGCAGTTCGAGACCTCGGTCCGCGCGAAGGTGACCAACACCATCCCGCAGTCCGGCAGCTTCCGCATCACCAAGCCCGAGGCCGACGAGTTCCGCGCCTGGGCCCGCGGCGGCTTCCGCGAGAACCGCGCGATCGGCCTCGCCATCACCGGCGGCGCGGCCAACATGGGCGCCAACGCGACCATGCCGCAGCTCTCCGGCGAGTTCATCAAGGCTCTTGACCAGGAGTCGGTCCTGCGCCAGCTCGCGACGGTCGAGGTGCGCGGCACCGACACCGACGTGTCCGTGATCAACGCCCGCATGACCGCCTCCCTGATCTCCGAGGGCGCCGCATACAGCGACCAGGACTTCACGACCACCAAGGTGCAGTTCTCGGCGTACAAGTCGGGCGTCCGCACCGACGTGACCGAGGAGGCTCTGCAGGACACGGCGTGGGACGTGGCGCAGAACATCGTGCAGGAGCACGGCCGCGCGCACGGCCGCCTGTGGGAGGGTTTCTTCGCCACCGGCACCGGCTCGGGCCAGCCCCGCGGCATCTTCCACAGCGGCGCGGGCTACACGGGCGTGAACTACACGGCCGCAGCTGCGCCGACCATCGAGAAGGTGATCGACCTGTACTACTCCCTGAACCCGGCCTACCTGCCGGGCGCCGCCTGGCTGATGAACCAGGCGCTGTGGGGCGTGATCGTCAAGTCGGGCGTGGCGAGCAACAAGCTCATCCTGAACGGCGAGAACGCCAACATCCTCAAGGACGGCGCGGTTGCCCTGTTCATGGGCAAGCCGGTCTACCTGTCCGAGTTCGCGCCGACCGCCTACACGGCCGGCACCCGCAGCATCGCGTTCGGCGACTTCAAGCGCGGCTACCGGATCATCGACCGCTCGGTGATCAACTACACCGTGGACGACGTCTCCCAGCGCAGCTCGGGCCTCATCCGCTACTCGAGCCGGATGCGGTGCGACGCGAAGCCGGTCGACACCTCGGCGGTGAAGGTGCTGATCTCGGCCTGATCCTTTCCACACGTGCGCCTCGGGGCAGGGGCTTCGGCCCTTGCCCCGAGGCTGCGGGAAGCACACATGGCGACCATTCCGACAACCGCCGAGTGCAAGGCCTGGCTGAAGATCAGCCACGCGCAGGACGACGCGATCATCGCGCAGATGATCAGCGCCGCCTGGGACGAGTACACGACCTCCACCGGGCGCCTGCAGAATGACCTGAAGGACTCGGAGAAGGTCTACCTCATGGAGCGCGTCGGTCAGATGTACGGCTTCCGCGGCGACGACTCCGTGGCCCCGAGCACTTGGTTCACCGACGCGCTCCGGCGCCAGTTCAACCCGAACAGCGTGGGGTAACAGATGGCAGGCGCCGGCTACCGACGCGACGCGTTCCAGTTTCAGACTCCGACCGTGACCGCCAACACGGTGGGGCAGCAGTCAACCGCCTGGACGAACGTCGTGATCATCGCCGGGGTGCTCACCCCCACGCAGCGCGAGGTCATGGACGACATGGGCGTCGCGATCCGCACGGACGTGGTGATCGAGGCGTCCTGGCACCCGTCCATCACCGCAGGCGGCCGCCTGGTGGATCAGTCGGACAACCGGGCCTACAACATCACCGGGGTGATCGACCCCGACGGGGGCCGCAAGCGACGCCTCCGCATCACGGCGACCATGGTCGATTCGGCGGACGGCATTTCGGTCGGGGAGCCGGAGCCCGCATGATCCGCGCCGTTCTCAATTCCGTCCAGGTGAAGGCCCGGCTGGTCGCCATGAGCGAGAACAGCCGCCGCCGCGCCTACAACGTCTCCATGCGCCGTGCCGCGGCTCCCGTGGTGCGCGACCTGCAGCGCGCGTGGGGCAACGGCCGCAGGAACAGCGGGATCGTCACCGGGGAGATCGGCGACGGCCAGCAGGCGAAGCTGACCATCCGCGGCCGCGGCAAGGCCGCCGGGATCGCGGTCCTGCAGATCGGCGCGAACTACCGCCTCGGCGGGCTTGTCAGGCTTTGGCACATCCTCGAGCACGGCGCGCGACACTACGGCAAGTCGGCCGCGTACCAGACCATGGGCGCCGAGGCCAACCGGCTCAAGCGCCAGCGGCGTCTGTTCTTCTCGGAGCAGACCAAGGCCGCCGGCGGCCTCCCGAAGGGCAAGGACGCCCGCAAGGCGTTCTACCGGGGCGTTCGGGCGGCCTGGACGGCCCGGAGGCCCGAGGCGGACGCCATCGTCGCCAAGGCGGACCGGGCGCGCACGGCGCGGCGGGATTCCGCAAGGGCATCCGGCGGAGGACGCCGGATGCCCGGTTTCAAGATTTCGACCCGGGTGGTTTCCCGGCACATCAACGACCTCGCCAGGCGCGCCCAGGCGTACCTGGTGGCCGAGGTCATGCGGCCCGTCAAGGGTGCCCGGAGGGCCGCCTGATGCCGTCCGGGACGCTCCTCGAGGCCCTGTACGCAAAGCTCGACGCCGGGATGGCCGTCCCGGTGAGCTCGGAGCTGCGCCGCCAGGGCGACGCCACGCCGGCGGTGGTCTACGAGGTCACCCGGATGGTGCCGTTTCTCCACGCTGACGGCCTGAACATCAACGCCGGGACGATCTCGGTGCGGATGGACTGCGTCGCGGACAGCGCGGCCACGGCCTGGACGACGGCGCTCTCGGTCATGGCCGTCGTGGACGGCACTTGGACACAGTCGGGCTGGAAGTTCCAGCTCACGGGGGCAGAGTTCGCACAGACGCGGGGAGCCCCTGACGACGGGCAGGCCGATGCCGAGCGCATCTGCACCCTCACCGCGGAATTCCAGTTCACGGAGGATTAGCGATGCCATCACGCGTAATGGGGTGGGGCGGAACCCTCACCATCGAGGGAACGTCCGTTCCGATTCGCAGCCTTTCGATCACCCGCCAGGCGGAGGAGGTGGACGTGACCTCGCACAGCGACACCAAGAAGTTCGCCGTGCCGGGCCGCGTCAAGCGCGGAGGCACGTTCGAGGCGTACGTCGGCGACAGCCATGGCACAGTCGTGTCGGCCATGGAGTCGATCAACCTCGCGAACCCGGCCAGCATCGTCTGGTCGGGCCCGCCGAGCCTGTCGATGGACGTGGCGATCACCAGCTGCGAGTTTGCCTACGCCATGGACGACGCGGCCATCTACACGGTCACGTTCGTCGAGACGGCGGTGATCTCTTGACGAGCACCGGGCCATCCTGGCGCCGCGTGGACCTTGACGGTGTCGGAGCCGTCGAGGTCCGCGCGGTGACCGTTCGCGACACCATCGGCGTGGATCTCTCGGATCCGGGATGGATCCACGCGGTCGTGCGGCATGTCGATGGCAGGCCGTTCACGCGGGACGATGTGCTCGACCTGCCGCTGTCTGCCGGGAACGCTCTCGCGCAGGAGGTGATGGACTCGCACCCTACTCGGCGGCCGAGCGCCGCCTCTGGAGGCTGATGCCGAGCATGGATGCGCCCATCGGACTGTCCAAGGAGCTCACGACCATGGAACGCATCGAGTTCCTGCTTACGGTCGTTGCGTGTTCTCTGACGGGCAAGCAGCCGCACACGCTGCTTCCGTGGCGCACCGCCGGCATCGAGGAGTTCAGGAAGGCGGTGCGCCGTGGCTCGAAGTGACATGAAGGCGGTAATTACCCTGACCGCGGACGCACGTGGCGTCCAGGCTGGAGTGAACGCCGCGCTGCATCAGGTGCAGCGGCTGCAGAACGCCGTGGCGGACATCCGAAGCCTGTTCGTGGGAGGCATGATCGGCGACTTTCTGCGGCAAGCGGTGAATCATGCGTTCGGCGAGTTCAGCCGGCTGAAGGATCTCGGCAGCGCGTTCAGCATGGAAGGCGCGATGGCTGCAGCCCAGCTG